GAAAATAAAGCTCCCCGCCATTGAAATCATCGTTTAAATATAGAACAGCAGCATACTCTAATTTTGGATCATGTTTTTTATCAACATGTAATTCAATACCTGAGCCAGGCTCGTGTCTTTGTACAGATAAAAAAGATTTTACTTTTAAATCAGAGTTAATTAAATCTTTTAATCTTTTTTTTAATTTTTGCGGATATTCAGAATCTGTTAAATTTAAAGCTCTTTTATACCATTGATCTGTGTAATCAAAATTTTTATCAGTATATCTTTCTTCAAAGTCAGATAGCCAATCTTTATCACTTTTATTTAATATTTCAAGCATTAAATCTTTACATTCTTGATCAGTAATAAAATTTTCAACCCGAAAGATATTTTCATCTATTTGCTCTATTTTATATCTATTTTTTTCTAAATCATCAAATTTTATCATCTTTTCTCCTTCTACAATTATATCATTGTACCCGTAACCAGACTTGAACTGGTATATCTTTCGATGGCAAATTTTAAGTCTGCTGTGTCTGCCTATTCCACCATACGGGCGTGTCCCCAGTTGGTCTCGAACCAACGACCCGCAGATTAAAAGTCTGCTGCTCTACCAACTGAGCTATAGGAACCTGTTCTCTTATCTAGACTCGAACTAAAACTAAAGGCTTCAAAGGCCTCTGTGCTGCCATTACACCATAAGAGAAGAGCCTCCCTGGAAGGATTTGAACCTCCGACACGCAGGGTAGAAACCTGCTGCTCTGTCCCCTGAGCTACAGAGAGATGGAGCCTCGTATCAGAGTCGAACTGATGACCCTCCGCTTACAAGGCGGATGCTCTGGCCACTGAGCTAACAAGGCAAGTCGGACGAGTTGGATTTGAACCAACGATACATACCTTATAAGAGTACTTCCAAAACCAGGCTAGGATATCGTCCGTTATTCGTGGAACAAGTAGGACTTGAACCTACGATAACCGAATTATGAGTTCGGGGCCTTAACCAACTTGGCTATTGTTCCGCTGGCCCACCAGGTCTCGATCCTGGGACATTCGAATTAACAGTTCGACGCTCTACCAACTGAGCTATGGGCCAATAAAGGTACAGCAGACATTCCCTAGAACTGCACAATGGCCCAGATTCCACCACGAACCACCAATAAGGGTCTTGTGTGTTGTAACTATACCATCCTAAGTTGTCTGCTGTACTGATTATATTATATACTAATTAAATATTTAATGTCAATCTTTTTTCACAAAAAAAGCCATTGCAATATATCTATTTCCAGATAATATGTCTTTTACTTCATGGGTTGTATTTTTAGGAAATATTAAAAAACTCCCAGGTGTTGGCTTAAATAAAATGTTGTAGTCTGGTAATCCCAGTTCTCCACCTTCATAATTGTTGTTAAAATATAATAAAGCCGTATAATCTGGATATTTCATATCTGATTTGTTTTTTCCAAAAAAATATTCATCTGTATGTGGACTGATCCCAGCACCTGGGGTATACATTCTAACATGTCCATTAAAAATTAAATTAAAATTATTTTTGTTTTCTTTTGTGCTTAAAATAAAATTTTCCCAAAAAATATTCTCTATTTGTTGTAAAAGATTTCCTTCAAGTAAATGCTTAACGCCAAAATATGTGCCATTTTGTCTTAATTCATTTTCACGCTTTTCGATTGATTGTATTTTTAAAAGCATATCATCAATATCTTCAATGATATTTTCAAAATAAAATATATTTTCTGCTAATTTACTAATATTGATGATATGCTCCTTTTTATTTATTTGATGTCAATAGATTTTGGCTTTTTTTCTTCTGGAATAATTCTTTCAATAATAATTGAAAGCATTCCATTTTCAAATTCAGCTCCAGTAACTTCCATATACTCTCCAAGAGCAAATGAACGTGTAAAAGAACGTGTAGCAATTCCTTTATGCTTGAATTCTACATCTTTATTTTCTTTTTCACCCTTGACAATTAAATTGCCATTATCTACTGTTACATTAATTTCAGATTTATTAAATCCCGCCAAAGCAAGTTCAACAAGATATGTATCTTCATCTTGTTTTATTACATTGTAAGGTGGATAATTGTTTTGTGTTGTTACACGTGTCCATGAATTAATGTTTGGCTGAAAGCCAATAAAAAAAGGATCATTAAAAAGATCCCATGCAAAAGTATTAGTCATACTATTCTCCTTTTCTTTAAGCAAGTTAGTTTTTTAAAAATTCCCGAAGGCAATTTTTATTTTTGAAACCCCAGCCGTTTGGTCTGTTATATACGCCTAACGCCAAAGTATAACTTCAGGGACGGCTCTGGAGTATTCGCACGTCTCCAAAGATTTGAACTCTGACTAACGGGTTTGGAATCCGTTGTGCTACCTTTACACTAGAGACATATGGAGTAGTTTTTTACAGTCTTGCTCAGGACTATACCAGTTTTTTAGAGTCGCTGTCTCCCCCGACTTTTATATTATACCAAAAAATATAAAAAAATGTCAATCTTTTCCAAGTTTAATAACTTTACCGTTATTATTTACATCAGATTTAATTAAAAAAGAAGCAATTTCTTCTTTTGTTGCTAGTTGTGACGGGTCATTGTTGTAATTTGACGGATCATTATCATAAAACGCTTGAGTATCATAAATTAAACCTGGAGCAAGAGAAAATACACTTTGATTTGGTCTTACTTTGGTAGATAAAGATGTAAAAAATATTTGTATTACTCCTTTTGCCACTGCGTAATTTATATCTGGTACTGGCCTATTTGCTGCAACAGAAGATATATATATAATTTTACCGTCATCCGATAATTTTTCTAATATTTTTTTTGTAGCCAACATTACATTTACAACATAATTAGAATAGAACATTCTCAACTGAGAATCTGGAGTTGTAAAAAAATCACGACCAGGTGATGACGCTGGTAGTATTACTACTACATCATAAGACGCTAAATTTTCACAAAAATTATTTGTTGAGTCTGGAGAATCAAAATCCAAATACATCCAATTTACATCTTCTCCGTATAATTCTTTCTTTAACAACATTTTTTCTTTGTTCCTGTAAGTTAAATCAATTTGATAATTGTTGTTTTTTAAAACTGATATCATTTCTGGCACTATACTTGCTGTACCACTAATTATTAAAGATTTTTTAGTCATCGCCCTCAAACGCATCTACTTGGTTTATTAATTGTTTTTGCTTTCTGTCCAAGATAAACATCGGAGATGTATATCTTGTTTTTCCATATACTTGTGTTACTCCATGCAAATATTTAGAAGTTCCTGGATGAGATAAAAACATATTAGGTTTTGGCTTTATTCTTAAATTAGCTCTTGGGTAAACAACTTCCCCACCATCATAATCATCATTTATATAATAGATACATCCATGCAAAATAACTGGATTTTCTGAATCTATTTTATATCCTTCTTTATATCCATTGTCATCTTCATGAAGTCCAAAAGCCCAATCATCAGCGATTGCTTCATTTGCTGGCTTAAATGCAGAAAAATGTCCAGTATATCTATACATATGATCAGATTCTGGGTATATTTCTTTTAATTTACCTAAAACTATGTCCCAATATTCCTGATAAATTTCATATGGCATATTTTTTGTTCCTCTTTGAGGTACAATTAAATCTTCAAATTTCCATCCATCTTCTTTTTTGCAAATATCCAAAGTTTTTTGCCATAAATCTGTAGGCAAAAAATTTTCTATATAGAAAACATTTTCGTCTAAATATACTTTTTTCATTATTTATTCTTTTCTTTTTTGTATTCTCCGTATTTACCTAAAACAGCTTTAACTGTTCCATCTTTTCTCAACCTTACAATCATACCATCTTTTATTTGAATAGGGTTAAAAGGATGTTTAGTTTTGTATTTACCTGAAGATTTTTTAGGCATTTCCGTAACCAACTCTTGGCTTCCCATCATTTTCATATGTTGCTTTTGATGGATAATAAAATCTGCTATCTTGATATTGTGTTCCAAAATTTATTCCAGATAATGCTTCCCCATTTGGTATAAATACCCCATCCCAAATAGATTTTGTCATATCAGTTTCTTTAATTTGTAAAGCATCTAAAGCTTTTTCTGCTTCTTCTTTCGTAAGATAACAACCGATGGATTGTCCAGTCCCGCCTTTTAAAATTGACCAACCATGTTGACAGTCTGGAGTACTGAATTCAATACTCCAGCCGTCGCCACCTGTTATTATTTGTTTCTTAAGAGGGATACAATTTGGCACTGTTTTACCATTTTTTTCTTTTGTGCCTGCATACTCGTACCCTTCCCAACATGGTCCCTGTTTTTTATTAATGCAATAAGAACATTTTTCAGTATCTGAAATATAATGATGATCATTACCTAAATCATCACATCCACATGTCATGCACTTTCTAGCTTCTGGTTCATTAGCATATAATGCAGCCACTTGAGCTTGTGCTTTTTCTTTACTTGGATGTGTTCCAGCTACGTGCCCAGTATCCTGGGCAATTACTGAAAATTTATTTCCATGTTGTACTATCTTATAAGGCATAAATTAATTATACCATATAGGATATGTTATACTATTCTGCCTTTTTATCTACTGAATTAAATGCTGCATTTATTTCAGTAATAGTAAGTTTGCCATCATCCAAAAAGCCACGAGCAAGCTTTTCAACTACTGAGGCAACTCCAAGAGTTCCCGCCAATATGACAGCTTTTACCGTGCTAATTCCTACTACAGCACCAGCACCTATTACGCTTAATCCTGAAGCAGCAAATACAGCAACTATTCTAAAGAATATGTTTTTTACACTTGAAATTGGGCCAGCTTCCAAAGCTTCTGGGGCTAGTCCAAATCCAACTTCAACTTTTTTCTTTGCCATTATTTATTGCCTCCTTCCATTTATTTATCTTTTCTTAAAGGAATTGTTGCTAACCATATTACTGTAGATGCAACAGTTGCCAGCCCAACTACTTGTTGTGCTGTTCCAGTAAGAGTTAACCACGCTATAAAAAACCCTAGGAGGGTAAATATTTGAGCAATGCTTTCTTTAATTACCTCGCCAGCGTACATTAATATACTTTTTATTATTTTCATTTTATCCTCCTTGTCATGGCTGCTGCCACGAGATTAGATGCTATGATTACAGGAACAATTACTTCTTGCGCCTTTTCTCTTTGATCATCTGTCATATCTTTACCCCATTCAGATGGGCTAAGAACTTGTGTTAAATCTATATTTGTCAACGCTCCAATTGGATCTGACAAAAGTTTTTCTGCTGCAACTTCAGTTGTAGCATCTGCTAGTGTGTAGGGCATTGGGGCATTTAAATTAGCATTTGCTCTATCCCCGAATTCCTGTAATGCTTGTCCTACATTTGGATCTGCCTTAGCTAGTTCTGCTACCTTAGCAAGTTCTTCAGTTTTAATACCTAATGTTCCCGCAACAGCAATTTTTTGTTCTGGTGTTAATTTAGTTAATGTGTTAGAATTTGTAATATCAGCAATTAAATTTGCCATTTGTGGAGATACGGGAGAATTATCTGTTTTATCAGGAATTACAACAGGATCTTGAGTTGGTTCAGGAGTTAGACTTGGATTTATATCCGTTGGCTGAGGTGAAGGCTCTGGTGAAGGCTCAACTGAAGGCTCAGGAGTTGGGTCTGGAGTTGGATCTACCGAATGTGTTGTTTCAGGTGTTGGCTCTGGAGTGGGATCGGTTGGTTTTGTTTGCTCAGGAGTTGGTGTTGGAGCAACAGGTTCAACAGTAGGTTCTGGTGTCGGATCTATTATTATTGTAGGTTCTGGTGTGGGCTGTGGTTGATTAGCTAATGCTTGTGCAATTGCTGCAGCAACTCTTTGTTTTTCTTCAAAATCCCATTGTTTATTATATTCTGTTTGTGCATCAATAATTGCTACCTGCATTTCTGTTATTGCAGTATTATAGTTATTTGTAGCATTTGTTAGGTTTTGTTGAGCATTTGTTAGGTTTTCATTTGCCGTTGTTAGGTTTTGCTCAGCAGTTGTTAGGTTTTGATTATATTGAATTAATAAATCATTTTCTGTATTGTATGTAGATAAAGCATTGTTATAGTTTGTTTGAGCTGTTTGCTGTGCTAATACAGCTTGATTATATGCATCTATAACTTCTTGACTAGATCCTTGTCCGTAAGATAAATATGCTCCTGGAACTCCTGTCCATATTCCATTATACCCCCAGCCAATAGTCATAATTCCTGGTCCACCGCCGTTATACCACCAGACTTCTAATTCTAAAGTTTTATCTGTTGAAGTATTAAAGTGTCTTGAATACTGACTCCAAGTTCCGCCCTGTTCTATCCAGTTACTTATTTCCAATACACCATCAACATATAATTTAAATCCATCGTCTGTATATCCAGCAAAATACACATCATTAATTTCTTCTGGAATTGTAAGTGTTGCGTTAAATATACCAATAATATTTTGAGATGATCCGCATATTGCACCATCTCCAGCATATGTATAAAAATATGGAAGTGCACCTTGACACATTAGCCCAGCGTACTGAGATAAGTAAGCAATATTTCCACTTCTGGATAACGGGTAAATTCTAAATGAAACTCCTTGTGAGCCAGACGATGGTACGGGAGTATTTGATAAATTAATATTTGCTATATCTAAAGCATCTTGTTTGTTTTGCAGATTTGTATAGGCGGAATCTCTAACTGTTTGTTGAGAATCTACCGCAGATTGTGCATTATTTTTTGCTGTTGTTGCGGTTGCACCATCTGAAACAGCAGTATCATACGCAGTTTGTGCATCCTGCATATTTTGTTTTGCAGCAACTGCTGCACTATATTTGCTTTTTGCTAAATCTATTAGTTCTTGAGTTTTTGCCTGATCTGTAAGTTTTTGAACATCTGATTCAAGTTGAGATATCTGGCTGGCAGCAATTTGAAGTGGGTCATCGCTATAGGCGGGAGTTAAAAACATCCATCCAAAGCCCAGGATGGCTGTTAATGATAATCTCCATAATTTATCTCCCAATCTATAATCCTCCAGGGCTTTTAAAGCCATAAGTATTATATCATGAATTACAAATTAAATAAACTTATATTTTTGATACTACAATTTTAGTTTTTTTGCATTGTTTTAAGGTTAAAATTAATGCATCTTTTTCTTTTTGATCAAGATTTAAATTCCAGCGAACTTTTATTGCAATCCAATTAGTAATATACTGACAAATATATGATTTATTTGTTGGTAACCATTCGGCTGGATCCTGATCTGATTTTGACCTATTGGATGCTGCCGTTACTGCAATTAAATGAATTGGGTCTGTTTGATCATTTGCATATTTTTCACGCCTTAAAGCATCCCAAGAAGATGCTCCAGAATCCCAGGCTTCTGCTAATGGAACCATGTGGTCAACATCTAGCTTAGATGCATCTGCAACTTTTACATCGTCATAAGGACTGTACCATTCTCCCCCAGTAATTTTACATGATTTATCTACCGTTGGTTTTTTAATTGCTTCAGAAATTATTACAGATTTTCTTGCGTCGCAATTGTTTCCAGTTGAAACCCAATGTTTAAATTTTGATCTTACGTAACCAGATCTGCTTTCTTCTTTTACAACAAGAGAGTTTAATGCAGTAATCTGATCTTTATAAATGCCATCTTGCGTGGCTAATGCTGAATATCCAACAAATGTAGTGGCTACTAATGTAGCCACTAACACTGTTGATTTAATTTTGTTTTTCAATTATTTTACACCCTTAAGATGACGATATGTTTCTTCATCAACAATACCAGTTACTTTCAATTTATCTTTCTTTTGAAAGTTTTTAACTGCTGTTTCAGTTCCAGCACCAAAATCTCCATCTGCATTAATTTTAAGAAGCGTTTGAATTTCTTTAACCTTTGGAGTTTTCATACCCTTTTTAATAGGTGTCCATGTTTTAACTGCAGGAACTTCTACACCTTGTGCTTTTACGGTTTCAGCAAGTGCAATCTTCTTTTCTTCAAGCGTTGCTGGAGCATCTGCATCTGGATAGTCAACTGCTCCATATCCTGCAATAAATACTTGAAGACCTTTCTTGTTGGGACCATATGCACGAAGTTTCTTTGCACACTCACCACCATTTGACTGGCTACCCTTCTTTCCATCAGCGGATGTATTTCCTTCAATACACCAAGCAGTTCCATCACCATTATCTTTAAGAACCCAGCCAACATGGTCAATATCACGACCACCAGGGAAGTCAAAATAAACTACCCAACCTGGCTGTGGTTTGTTACCTTTAACAGGAACCCACTTATTCATCTTTTTAAATGCTGCTACACCAGCAGGTGTATAAACTGTATTTGGAACTTTTACACCAGCCTGATTAGCGGACCAGTTAACAAATGATCCACACCATGGCAAAAAGTTTGCCTTTGTATATGCACCATATTTAGTTTCATTATCTTTTGGACCTTCTACGTATCCAACTTCTTTTTGAATCACTTCAAGTAGAAGTGCTCTTGTACCTTTTTCTGCCATTATATTCTCCTTATTTATAGCTATATTATTATACCAAAAAGGGGGCGGAATCCCGCCCCCCTTTTGTTAAAACAGATTACTTAACAAGCGTAACCTTAGCTTTTGGGTTCTTTGCATTCCACTTTTTAGCGAGTGCATTGAAAGCAGCCTTAAGATCTGCAAGTGCCTTAGCATTTGCATCCTTTAGAGATTTAATCTCAGCATCTTTTGCTGCTACTGCGTCTGCAATAGCCTTAGTTGTTGCAATTGAAGCAGTTGCAGAATCAGCCTTCAACTTAGCAATTTCTGCATCCTTAGCAGCAAGATCTGCTGCAGACTTTGCGTTTGCTGTTGCAAGCGCAGCATCTGATACTGCCTTAGCAGCAACTGCTGCATCAGCAATAGCCTTTTGTGCTGCAAGTTCGCCAAGAAGATCACGAACTGTGATTGTCTTAACTACGCTTGAAGTAACTGTATTGAATCCAGTTACGACTGATGCAACGTCAGAAGAGTTTGTAACAGAAACAACAAGTGTTGAAGAGCCAGTTGTAGGCAATGTAACCTTGAATTCTGCTTGACCATAATTTGTCAATGCAGATCCAGTTGTTGCGGTTGTAGTATCAAGAGTTCCGCCAACAACAAGTGCTGTTAGACCCTTTGATGCAACCTTGTTACCAAATACGTCTGTTGCAGTTACTGTTGCGGTTACAACACTTGAAGTTGTTCCTGCATCAGCAGATGAAAGTGCAAGAGTATTAATCTTGCCAGCAGTTCCCTGAACATAATATGTTAAGGTTGTTCCGCCATTAGTAATAGCAATTGTTCCAATTGCTGTTGTCTTTGTATAGACATAAAATGTTGCAGTTGTTCCTGTACCAGTTGCAATTGTCAAAGATGAAGATCCTGACGATGCTGATACTGGAGCAGCAGATGTATGTAATGCTGATACGATTGTTGCATTTGTTGTTGAAACTGAAACTGATGTTCCTGTATCAACTGTTGCAACAAACTTTAATGCATCTGCAGCATCTACTGTATTGTCAGCAGGTACTGGTAATGCAGCAGGTGTAGCAATTGATGAAGCGGTTGTGTTAGCCGTTCCATCAAGAGTCACTGCGACTGTCATTACAGCAGCACTTGCAGGTGTTGCGACGAGTGTTGCGGTAGTCATGGCTGCAACCAAGGCTAGGGCAATATTTCTCATTTTTTTCATATTTTTTTATATATCCTTTTCTGTTAGGTTTATTTTCCTAGGTTTTTACCTAATGTTTTAGGCAAATCTAATATATTCTTTTTTAAAGAATTTAGCTCTTTTTCTAAAAGAGTCTTTTCGTGCCTCAGTCTTGAGACAACTTGTTCTATTGTATCACATTGTATTTGTTTTTGCTCAAGTGCCTCTATATACCAGCTTAATTTTTTCTGAGATTCATGGTATAAATCTTCATAATCAATTTTAGATTTTCTACTCTTGAGTAACTTCACTACAATATCCTAAAATTATCGCTAAATCCATCTGAAGATGGATCTTCATTCTCTATCCCCAGAAATTCTCTTAAATTACTTGGGATTTCTCTTGCTTTTTCTACTCTTATGACTCTATTTTCAGGTATTTCATCTCTTTCGACATCTTCCTCAAAACTATCATAACGATAAACGTGAATTTCACTATCACCTTTAGGACTTAATGATATCGCATTATAAATTGCTCCGCAAGTTGCATCTGCAAGATCTTTAGATCCTTTACGTGGATGATCCACTTTATCTTTTTTTACTATCCTGAGCTCAAGCAATTCATCAATTAAAAGAGGAATTCTTGGCCCCTTCAATCTTTCTTCCATAACCGCTAAAAGCATGTCATCATAATGTTTTTTTGCTACTGAAAGAATTTCACTATTCATTCCATACGATTTAATTTGTTCCATCATGTCATATGAATTCCAACGGTCAAATGTGACCATTTTAATATTAAATCCTCTTTGTTTTAAACTAATTATATAATTTTTTACTTCAGTAAAATCTACTGCTCTTTCTTTTGTAGGGGTCCAATATCTTACCGCATCTACGATTACGTATGGCTGAGCATTTGTATATGCTCCTGCCATTTTCATTGTAACCCACCTATCTACGTGAGCCATTGTTACTGCACAGTGGTCATGTTTTAATGCAAGGTCTACGTGTATATAATAATGTTTATCTTCCTCTGGCTTAAACCATTCTTTAAAAGAGTTTGAATTATCTAATGCAATATCTAAATTACTAAATGCACGTTCAACCTTCTCACGAGATGTAAATAGAGCATCAACTGCTTCTGGGGGCATGCATGCAAATCTTGATAAAGCATCAATCGGGTCTGAATAAAAATTTCCAGCTAGATCATTTATTTTTATAGTAGGATTTATTTCCCATGTTGGCCTTTTTAATGCAAAAATTTTAGGTAAAGCATAACTTATTATGTGATCTTCTTCCCATTCAATACTAAATTCATTTCCCTCAGTGCCATTTGGAAGATCTTCATCTATTTTAAATGTATGTGTTCTAATTATTACTTCTTTTTCTGCAATAACCTCATTATATCTTTGTTGGATATAATCATTTTTAAATCTTGGAAAAGAAAGCAATAATAATTTACCATATTGAGGAAAACGAGAATCAACTGAACCTCTAAACATTTTATAAATTGCAGAAGCTGTTTTAGCTTGCTCATTTCCAGTAGTTGATTCCAGATCAAAACCTGAAATTTCATCAAGAACAGCAAATAAAAGGTTATACCCTTCCCAAGATTCTCTTTGTGAGTGACCTGAATGAACTGTTATGCCTTTATCAAACACAAAACTACTTACCTTTTGTTGATATTTCCCGTCAAACCAACGGCATCTTGTAATGCGATTTGTAAAACCTTTAAAAAAAACTTGTTGTGCTTGGATAGCGTTAATAGCAACGTTAATAATATCAATGCTGTCACCAGGTGGTTTGCCGTAGTACCTAGCTGGATCCTTTAGACATAAAAGTAGATAAACTACATATGAGCAAGCAATTGTGGAGGTGTAGTCTTTGCCTGAACCCTTGCCAAGTTGAAAAATAACTTCATTACAAGTCTGTTTCCATCTTTTTTCTGCTTCATCTTCTCCATATAATTTTATCAAAGTTTCTTTTTTATAAATTTGAGTAGAAGCTTTAATCATTTGATATTGATATTCTGACAGAGGAGGAAGACCTAAATAATCTCTAGAGGTAACGAATTCCTCAATATCTACTGGGAGCTCTTCAAAAGCATCTTCTTCAAGTGCTTCTAAAAATGCACTAAAATCAGTCAACTGATATTACCTCTACTCTATTTGTAACTTCAGATAATCTTCTAGCTACTTCTTGCTTACATGTATTACAAGAAGAAGTAACATCTCTTAAAATAGCAACAAGCAGTTCTTGTTTACGTTCTGTTTCAAGTATTTGATCAGCCATTTCATTTTTTTCAATAACGCCAGCTTTTTGTAACATATCAATTCTTTTTTGTTCAACATCTGCAACAAGTTTTAATGCTTGTGCTTTTGTCCTTAAATCATCTTGAACATTTGCTTGGTTTACTGTATTCCAAGCTTCGTTAATAACCATAGAATAGTGTTGATCTGCTGCGCCTAGGGCTTCTTTAGCACGTTCACGTATTCCATTATCACTATGCATTATTTCACGCCAAGCGTTGAGCATGTTAGAAACTTGAATTGGCTTCAAATCAAATTGTTTAGCAATATCATTAACATTACTGCCTTTTATAAATTCTGAAACGACTTTATTCATTTGATCAAATTGATCAGACAATTCTATTTCACTCATTATTTTCCTTTTTTATTATCTGTGCTATAAAAACCAGATCCCTTTAAATTAATTCCAAACGTGCTATAAACTTTTGTCATTCTATAACCGCACACTGGGCACGGAGGAATAGTTTCTTCTTCTTTTATTCCTCTTGTAATTTCTTCTGTTGTCTCGCATTCTATACAACTATATTCATAAGTAGGCATTATCTTTTTTTAATCAACCCATGTTTCTCTAAATATCTTTGGATTGTCATATGGCTACAACCAGCTTCCTTTGCTATATCTACTATATTTTTACGCTCAACAATATATCTTTTATATAGCCAAGCTTTTGATTTATATAAATTATTGTCCATTTGATCCCCACCATGCTATCCCTACGGCATCTGCAACATTATCATTTTCTGTGTAAATGCCCAAAGTGGAAGCAAATTTTATTGTTCTTTGTTTCCTTAATTCTCTTATTTTATTTTTATACCAAGATTCACTTTTACCTGGAAATTCTTTTTTTACATTTTCTTTTTCAGCTTTTGTAAAATTAGGGTTATTAATATAGCCCTGCCATTTTAAAGGATGAACTTCAACAACTTTTGTGTCGTCATACATCAATTCCCCCATAATAGTTCCAAACATATAAGCCATCTTTAAGCCAGTTGCTACAGATTTTACAGATACTGCAGCTTCTATACATATTGTATCATAGTTTAAACGCTCACGAATTGCACGTACTTTACGCTTAGCATCCAAAATTCTTTCATATACAGTAGATCCATGGAACATTAATTCTCCCCATTTTACTGGGGTATCGCCATCAAAAAGACAAAAAGCAATGCTATTTGTACTTGCATCTATCCCTAAAACTTTAGTTGCCATTTAAAATATCCATTATTTCTTTACGATCTTTTGTTCGTTGCTTTGCTTTACAATTTTCACAAATTAAATCTGTTGTAAATTTACTTAAAATTTGGCTGCATCCTCGATTTTTACATGTAAATTTAACTCCTGATGCCCTTGCTTTTTTATAATAATATTTTTCTTTTATTTTTAAGTTTGTAGCAATTTTACAACATTCATCGGAACAATATTTCTGATTATGTGTTCTTGGTTCAAATTGATTGTTACATTCTTCGTAATCACAAATCATAGTTTAGTCTGCATAGCAGGATAAATAACCTGCCCCTCATCATTTTTCATTTGTTTCCAGCAAACATCTCTGACTGGACAACCTTTACAAGCATATGAAGTTTTTTCAAATGCTCTGTTTGGCAAAGTTTCTGCCAAAAATATATCATAAACTCCTCGCAACCAATCAAAAACATAATCAATTAATTGTGTATTTTCTTCATCCATTGAAATTACAATAAGGCATAACTCTTGATCATTTTTATCTTCATACATAAAGACTCCGTGCTTATGTCCCCAAATTTTCATATAAGTTAATAATTGTATTTTATGGTTTGCTGAGGGTTCTCCTGTAAAATTTTTATTTAACCATTGACTATCTTCTGCGGTTTTAATTTCAAATGGAAGCATTAAATCATTTTCTAAATCTTGGATTAAACTATCTTGATATCCATGTATAGGTGGATCTTGATAAACAGTATCAATTTCATGAGCAACAACTTTATAAGATTGATTCATTTTACTCAATCTTTGCTGTAACCTATCGTGAGCAAAGGTTCCGTTTTCCATTTTAGCTTTAGATTTAACCGTTGCAGTATCTTTAAAATCTGCTCCTGTGAACGCTATGAACCAGTACCTAGCGCAATTACCATGCCCATATCCCAATGTGCTTGGAGAAAACGTTTTCTTTTCTGTAAATCCAGCTTTAGATTCATAAGTATCATAAAATTCCTTAAGAAATTTTTCTTTATCAAAACCTCCTGGCTTTTTTTTAATTTTTAGAGTTGTGATAGTCAATTAAATACCATACCTTGCTGAATATTTTAAAGCATCAACAAGTTTATCTATTGCTTCCGATGCAGTGTAGTATGTATTCTTTTTCTTTGAATTTTCTCCACCTTTTTGAAAGGTTGTATAGTATCTTGCCTGTATTGACAATTTTGCGCTTATTGATTGTAGTTTAACTATTAAAGATGGAGCTGCAGATGGTGGCACATCTGGTTTTGATATTAATTTAATTATCAATTCCAGTGCCTGATCAAGATCTTTATCTTGCATATATTCTGACATATCATTAAACTCTGTAATTTTTGATAATTGTTCTAGTACTGTTTCTTCTGCCATTCTTTCACCATTTCTTCAAATAAAGCCCATTCTAATACAGCTAATCTTGTTTTTTTACTTCCGCCCCCCAAAACTAATTTAAGCAAAGGGTGTGCAGACCTATTTACTTTAAATGTGTCTGTACAAATTTTTGCCCAAATTTCTTCTGATACTGAAATTGATTTTGAATATTCTTTGTAATCAACAACAAAACCATTCCAAGTGGCATCTCCTTTTTGGATTTTACCACGACCACTATTTTTTTGGAGTTTTGCTCCGTCTCTTTTAGCTTCTCCTTTTTCAGTCAAATTGCATTTCCGATCTGTGATTGTCAGCACATACCCATATCATTTTTGATTGATTCCTATCCCAGTATGCAGTATCTGACTCTTTTTTGCAAAACTTGCATCCGTAACGGCCATTTATTTTTTCTAACTTTTCTAAATCTTTATTACTATTTGCAAAAGTATCGTAATTACCCATAAATTTTTTCTTTTAATCTTTCTACAACTTCTGGATTTTCTCTTAAATATTCAACAGCTTTTGCTCTTCCCTGAAATCTTTCTTCTTCAACTGTATACCAAGCTCCGCCTTTTTGGACTACCCCCATCATTTCTGCAACGTCAAGTACTTCTGCAACCTGATCTACTCCCAGTGAATCACCTTGGTAGTAAAAGTCATATTGTCCTGACTGACCTTGCGGTCCGAGTTTATTGTAATCAATAATCCAGTTGACTGGTCGCCCAACCTTTTGTTCAATAATCTTATCGCCAACTTTAATACCAGATTTAATGGCATTAGCCTCAGCTTCTGAAGACCAAAGTTTAATGATTGTCGAGGAGAAGAATTTAACTGCCATTCCACCTGTGGGTATGTGGGTGGCATGCATGCTACCAAACTGATTACGTTGTTGTGAAATGAGAACCAGTAGCGTGTTTTTATTGGCATAGTTTAACATTTTGACAGCGTGTGTCATATCCTTTGCTTCTGCGCCAATCTGCTTAGTATCTTCAAGCTTCTTTAACTCTGTGCTATCTTTTTCAAAATAAATTGCAGGTAGCAGGGCAGAAATTGAGTCAACCACTATTATATCAACTTCGGCATCCATTAACTGGGTTGCTACATCAACCATGTCATTTATGCTTTTAGCTTGTGAATAAATAAGAGAAGATGAATCTACTCCAAGTTTTTCAGCCCATTCAGCATCATAAGAATGTTCAGAATCAATCCATGCACATGTCTTACCTTCTTTTTGCGCTTGACCAATCATTTGTAGGCAAAATGAAGATTTACCTGCTGATTTGTTTCCCCAAATTAATACTTGCCTACCATACCCTAAGCCACCCTTTAAAGATAAATTTAATCCAGCACTTGGAGTTTTTTGTCTTTTAGCACTTACGCCAGTAGCTAATTGTATTCTTTGTCTAGTTTTAGGGTCTAATTTAGCTAATATATCCTCTGCTATTACAGGCATTCTACTCCTGAGTTTTTTCTACCAAAGAAAATTCAACAGATCTATCTTCATTTTGATTAACCGCTACATGTCTATCGCCATAATTTTCAACTAATTTTTCTATAGGGACTGTAATTGTTCCCATTGTATTAATAATTGATGCAAGAATTTGCTCAACTGATATGTTTACTTCTTTGTTTTCTGTGTTTTGTTCTGTCATTCTATATCCTTTACATATTTTGTTCCGTCGTCTAATTTACCTATAATTGGTAAACAATAACTACCTGGTTTCATTTTTCCAAGCGCAACCGTATACATTTTTGGAAAAGCAATTACACGGTATAAATTTTTGTCTTCGTCACAATATATAATGTGAGCCATCATTTTTTTCTGTTTAGTTTGATAATGAGTAAAATCAACAATATAATTTTTACCATTTGGTACTTCTATTTTTTCAGAATGTAAATAATTAATAAAAGAATCTTCTTTAAAATTAACTACTTCATCTATTGTAGCATACTTATGAATTCTATTGTCCCCTACTAGAAAAAAATACATGTTCCCAGTTTCAATTTGAGTATTTTCGCTATGAAATATTCCGATAGATCCTGTGTCGTCAACCAACTCTACTCTTGACCAACCTTTACCCTTTTTTATTGATTTAACCATTGCGCACAATATAAACACTCCCTCCTCTAGGAAATCTTCTAGGGGTGTGACCTGAGATTTAATATTAGGAGTTATTCCACGTGTGTCAAATTTAGGAATATTTAAATATTCATAATAGTTTTCAGATTCTTTGCCAGTTCTTGGGTTATCTTCAAAATTAGCCCCGCCGATGATGTTGAGTGCTGAGATTGCTCTTGAATTAATTCCAGATTTTTTTTCTCCAGCCACTTCCAAAAGATGAGCATAGGACTTGAATGGTCTTGCATTTATAATCTTCTTTCCAATATTTTCTGATATATATTTAACGCCCGACAATCCAAATCTAATTGAATTGCCTTGTATACTAAAATCTAATTCCGATTCATTGACATGGGGTAAAAGAATTTTAATGTTAAGTCTTTTTGCTTCCAGTAAGTACTCTGTTCTTGTATCTTTATTTCCTTCGTTTTTAAGTAAAGCAAATACAAACTCAATCGGGTAATAATGTTTAAGCCAAGCAGTCCAATAAGACAACATAGAGTAAGCCACAGCATGGGAACGATTAAATGAATAACCAGCATGCGCTTCAAAATCATGCCAGAGTTTTTCAGCATCTTCTTTAGAAATAAAACGCCTTGCTCCATCAATAAATTTATCTTTAAAAACATCAAATTCTTTAGCATCTTTCTTCTTTCCAATGATTTTACGTACTTTATCAGCCTCTGACCAAGTCATACCCCCCAAGTGTACGCAAGCTTGCATTACTTGTTCTTGATAAATAATTACACCATATGTATTTTCAGTAAATGGTTTCATAATTGGATGAACGTATTGAACAGATTTATTTCCATTTTTTCTTGCAAGATATTCTGCTCCAACTGTATTCATTGCCCCAGGTCTAACCAAAGCATTTGATGCAACCATATCTTCAAATTTATCTACACCCATTTTTATTAATAAATTTGTATATGGGGTAGCTTCTGCTTGAAAAACTCCTTTTGTAAAACCGCTTGATAGATCTCTAAATACATCATTATCATTAAGTGGTAATGAATTTAAATCAATATTCTTTCCATGTCTTTCACTAATGCTCTTTAAGGTATCATGTATCACAGATAAAGTTTTTAATCCAAGTACGTCAAATTTAATAAGCCCTACATCAGCAGCTTGGTCCATATCATAAGCAATAACAGGGACTCTACCGCTAACGTCATCGCTAGAATCGCTCCTGGTTTCAATAGGAACATAATTTGAGATAGGATCTTTAGCAACAACAACACCTGCAGCATGAATACCCACACTGCGAATACGACCACGAAGATTGGAAGCAAAATCAATAACTTCAGGGTATTTTTGCTTAAACCAATCAACGTTTTTATTTGATTCAAATTCTTCAAAAGTTTCAACTCCTTTTAATGCTTTATTTACTTCTCCAAGTGGAACACCAAAAACACGAGAAGCATCTCTTACAACTCCTTTATCTTTAAAATATTGATATGTTGAAATAGAAGCAACATTTTTAAACTTTTTTCTAAGGAATTCTTTTACTTCTCCTCGTCTTCGGTCCATAAAATCCGTATCAATGTCTGGAAAATCATTGCGCTCAGGATTAATAAATCTAAAGAACAATAAATCATATTTAATTGGATCAACTTCTGTTATTCCAAGTAAATAACAAACTAACGATCCTGCTGCTGATCCACGACCTGGCCCAACAAGGATTTCATTTTCTTTTGCCCAGCGAACCATGTCGCTAACAACAAGAAAATAACTGCTAAAATCTTTATCTTTGATGACAGAGAGTTCTTCTTCAAGTCTCTCTTTATACTTTTCATTATCCAATTCCTTTTCTTTTAATGCTGTATCGCACATTTCTACTAGCTGCTTATGTGCATCTTTTTTTGGTTTTGGTAATAACTGTAAATTTTGATAAAAATCATACTCTTCTATTTTATTTGCAATAAACATAGAATTCAAATAAATACTTTCATCCCATTCTGGACCAAAGTCGGATTTAATCTCATCATAAGACTGTATATAAACATTTATATCTTGAAAGCTAATCGGGCGGTCTGGATATAAATGATTTAATCTTTCAAAAATATTTTTATATTTTTTACCTGAATCGTAATTTGTATTTGCTGCTTGGTCAGGTTTTGTTGAAAGAATTAATAAAACTTCTTCTAGAGCTTTTTGAGTTTTAGTTGCATAGTGGCAATCGCCAGTTGCAACCATTGCAATTCCAAGTTTGTCGGATATTGCTTTTAATCCATCATTTACAATTTTATCATTATGTGATTGCACTTCAAGATAAAAATCATCCCCAAATCTATTTTGAAACCAATTAGCATACATTATTGCTTTATCCATATTATCATTTTGCAAAGCTTTTGCTATAAGTCCATTCATGCATCCAGACAGTACAATTAACCCATCTCCGTATTGATCTAAAATCTCTAAATCTATACGTGGCTTTCTGTAATATCCTTCCGTCCATGCTATTTCCGATAATTTATGTAAATTGTCAAGTCCAATTTGATTTTTAGCTAGTAATATTATATGATTAAAAACCTGAGTATTATCATCACGATTTTTAATATCACGTTTGTCAAATCTATCTGTAGCTGATATGTATGCTTCTAAACCAAGTATTGGCTTCATTCCCAGCTCTTTAGCTGCAATCTGTAAATCTCTATGTGATGCTAAAGTTCCGTGATCTGTAATAGCCATTGCTGTTTGTCCTGCATTTTTTGCAGCAAGCAACAACTCTTCAGGCGAACATAGCCCATCCATAAGACTGTAGTGCGAATGCACATGTAAATGTGTAAAATCCACCAATACTCCGTTTATTTAATTACCACTCAACAGATGATGAAGTGGTTGACTCTTGTGAGTTTTCTGAAACAACACCAAGATAAAAATTTTCTTGGTCTGCATATGTAACATTACGAACTGCTGTTTTTTCTAAGTCGTATAGCTCATATTTTGAATAATCAATTGCTTTAACCTCAGCGGTTGGCAATGGAATGATTGAATAATTTGTATCAGTTTTTTCACCAGTACGTTTTAACTTCCATACAAGATTTGAAATGCTACCAGTTTCTGCAGCATATTGACCAATTTCTGGTGTTGCAGATTTTGGACCAGTTCCTTGTGATAAAATAGCAACATATGGATCTTCTGTTCCATCTTCAACTAAAACATTTACATAAAATCTTGGACGTGCTTTCCATCCAGCTTTTGGATCACGGCGGTGTTGTTCACATCCAAAACATTGACCTTCATCTTCAAAAGTACATACTGCTTTACGCTTATAGTCTTTTGGATTTGTATGCTCAATGCCAACAATACCTAATCCTGCATCTTTATTGTAATTTGGTGAATCAGGATCAATTTCCTGAAGAAAACGAACTTTTACAGATTGTCCGTCTTTAAGTTGTAGCCAACGACCTTTTTGATCGTAGTTTTGATTGTTTGATGGCTCTATTGCCTTATTGATAGCTGCTAAGCCTTTTACTATTCCCATTTTATTCTCCTTGTGTTTTGGGCTATAGGATGCCCTGTATTACTATTATATCACCAAGAAATATATTCAAAATGACTTACTGCATTTTTAATGCAACTTTTTATTTCTTGGTCTGTGAGATCCCCCACATCTTTTGCACCATTAGGATATATGACTCCATCGGTAAATGAAGCCCAGCTTATATTTTTATTAGTAAGCCGTCCAGCTATTTCATTCCCAAGTTTTCTTCCTGCTTCATCTGCATCAGTTGCAATAATAATAGATGAAGAATATCTATTTAAATTTTGTACATTTTGTTTAGAAATCCCGCCCCCTAGGGTTGCAACAACATTTGGGTATCCTGCTTGATGAATTCTAATCGCATCAAATGAAGACTCGCAAACTATTGTAGTAGCACTTAATTTTTTAGCTCTGTGTATGTTAAACATTGTTAAACTACGTGGGAGGTTATCGCTGTTTTTAAATCTTTTTCCTTCTACAGACCTACCAATAATACCGACAGGCATCCCATCTGGGCTATGCAAGGGGACAGTTACCATATCTTGTTTATCAGAATACCCAAGTTCAAAATAATTCATTGAATCTTCATTAATATTTCTTGATAAAAAATACTCTTTAGCACGTTCAGATTTATTTAAATTACTGTGCAAATCATCAATAACCATTTGTGGGAATAGATTAAATTCCTTTTTATCTGTAAATATATCCTCAAGATCTTCATAAAAAGTATCGGGTCTATTTTTATGTAATTCTCTAATAAACTTTGCAACTTCAAAATTATTATATTTTCCAATTTGAGATATCAAATATTCTAAATTTCCTCTAGCATCGCATGATGGATTATAACAAATAAACAACCCAGTAGTTTTACTTATAGCAAATGACGGTGTGTGTTTATTATTGTGAAATGGACAATAGCATAAAAAATCACTATCTGATTGGTTATAAATTTTAATTCCAATGTTTTCTAACACATCTTTGATTTGTGACGGTAAATATTTTTCCATAAGCATTTTAAAATTATATCAAAAAATATATTACTTGTCTATTTGCTTAACAAAAGCTGGGGGGAAAAAATGTGGAAAATTTTTTACATTAAATGCTGGAGGTGGACTTATTACTTCCATTGTTATTCTTTTGAAGAATTGTTGGCCAGAAAAACCCTCTACTTCTTGAGCTTTTTTTTTGCCTAAATACACGCCAAACATTTCAAGAAAAAAACTATAACTATCTTTATTTTCATTATACTTTATAGAAAATTGAGACTCAAGATCTAAGACTGGCACATAACCTTTATCTCTCATATCTTGCAATAATAATCTTTCATAATTTTCTCTGGCTTTACTTATTTTTGAATCATCTTTAATAACTCCAGAAATTATAAAACTTTTTATATTTCTATTTAGCATAACTACCTTTACTCTTGATGCAATTATACTAAAAAAAAAGATTGTTACATAAAATTAATCTTGTTTTATGTCCATTTCGTAAATTTCTTCAACAATTCCCCTATTGAGATCCCAATCTAAATAGAAGGCAAAATCAGTACCGTGTCTATTTTTTCTACTAACAATTTCCATAATATTGCTTTGTGGGTTTTTGTGAACAGCAATAGCCATATCAGCATCGTATTCGATTGCTTTAGACCAGGCTACTTGGCTCATCATTGGAGGAGAATCTTGATCTGAAATATCATCCATTGTTGCAGCAGTAATATCAATTACTGGAATATTATTACGCATTGCAAGCAATTTAAAATCACGAGAAATATTTCTATTTCTTTCAATTTCTGATTTTGCACCTGATGAATCATTAAACAATTGATGGTAATCTAAAATTACTAAATCTGGTTTATATTGATCTATTTTTGCTTGTACTGTATTTGGAGTTACCTGACCTTGCCCTTCATTAGATATCAAAATGAACTGTTGCTTATCGGTAAACTTGTCTGTTGCCCAATTTCTAAAATCATCTGTATTTACCATGCCCTTAGAAAAATCTGAAGCTTTAAATAAGCCAGACCCCATCATGGTATAAATGCGATCACGCATATTTTCTGGAGACATTTCAAGAGATATGATCATTGGTTTAAAGCCTTGTTCCCACGCTTTACAGGCCAAATAAGAAGAGAACCAGGTCTTACCCCTACCTGGCCATCCAATCATGACTATAAGGTGTCCTGGAGCCATTCCAGTAGGGTATGCAAGGTCTATGGCGTTAAAGCCTGTCTTAATGCCTGGGCTTCCCCCCATGGCAATTGAACGCTCACGAATTGATTCAAAATGTTTTTCAGCTAATTCAAAATCAGTTAAATCTACATCTCTTACCTCTCCAGTCATTCTTGCTAATCCGTAGAGTTCTGTCTGCATGTCGAGTAACACACGCTTTGCTGAATTATTTTTTAAAGAAACTCCATTTCTTAAAAGTATATCTTTAATTCTAGCTGTCAGAAAATCATTTTTTAAATTATCAAGATAATACCCAGTTTCTGCATTTACAGACTCAGGTTCAAAATCAGGAAATTTTTCTGTTAAAACAGACGCATCTGGAACTGCTCTAAATTTTAAATAATACGACTTTAAACCTTCCCACACATCTCTATGCGAAACAAAAACTTCGTCTACATTATCTGTTAAAACTGTAGCAATGTCTTTATTTTTACATATTGCAGAAAGCAATGCTGCTTCAGTATTCATTTAATTCCTGTTCTACCATGTCTTTTGTTTTATTTCTTAATTCTACTCTATACTTTTTATCTATTTCAGACTTTATTAATGTGTCATCTATTCTATCAAAATTATATAAAAACCAATTTAAAGGATGACCACTTTTATTTAAATGAAAATAATATTCAAGAAGTTCTTTTGCCCTTTGATAGCCAACAGTTTCTATAACATCTTGCATAGCCCATTTTTCACGGTATCTATTTACAATTGGTTGCTTATTATATTTATTTTTATATAGGCTTATATAAAGAGATACTAGTGCATACGCTTGCTTAGGATCTTCTTTAGACATTACTTCCTACCTTTTAAATCTTCCTCTATTTCATTAACTTTTTCTAATAATTTTTCTTCTACAAACTTGTAAACTCTATCCGTAGCAGTTGAAGTATTTTCTCCTTCACGAACCCAATCTTCAACGCCTATACCTATTTTAACACTTTCAAAATTACCAAGATTTCTTGTAAAATTTAATTCTACCTTTACATTAGTCTGACTCATATTCAGTGTCCTCTTCCTCATCATCTTTTTTCCTTGTAACTGGTTCTATTGAAAAACCAGTTTTAAATTTCTTAACATTTTTATCAGAAAGGTGTTGATATAACATCATTAATCTATCTGATATGGCAATTATTGCTTCTAAATCTTCTTTTTCTGAAGCTAACTCCATTGCATGCTCTAAAACCCTCAGTGCTAAATCTAAAGTGTGCTTTGCCTCTTTATTTAATTTATTTACCATTCTGGAGCCTTCCAAACTGGAACAAATTCTCCATCTTTATTTTTTGCATATAATATGTTTTCATTTCTAAGCAATGCTTCTAATTCGGCTTTTGATGGAATATTACTTGCAGTAATTTCTCCATCTTTCCTTGGCCTACCTATGTGTACGGTTTTAAAAAATTCTCTTATCTGTCTGATATCTTCATCATTAAAATAATATCTACTTAATTTACTTTTATCTTCTACGGCATAAGCCTGTTGTGGCTTTTTAATATCTCCCGATCTTAAATGCCTTTTAATTGTATCAGTATGTCTATTTATTAATTTAGCTACCTCAGAGATTGAGTAAGCGTGTTTTCTGTTTTTTTTAACATCCATATAATTATATGCTACACGCTTACCCTCTCTGAAGTTGAATGCAATAATTGTATCATCAGAGCGATTTACTTGTAAAGTTCTATGCAAATCGTTATTTAAATAAAAATACAAGATTCTACGTTGAGTTTGTGCTCTTTTTTGTTTAGCCATTCTCCAAATGCATTCCCACTTTTACGTATAAACCAACGTTTGCCACATAAACCACAGAATAATTCTATCCTTAATTTTTGCGAAAAAACACGGTCTATAAAAACCCTGCCATTACATCTTTTGCAGGTCATCATTATTTAATTTTACTTTGCTGCTCCACGCCCAAAAGAAGAATCATTTGGGTTAACGGCTCTAGCCAAAGGTCCGAGAACAGCACCAAGTGCTGCCATTCCTAGAGACTTAGCGTCAGTGTGACCTGCCATGTACATAGCTGCTGCAGCAGAGACTGCTGTGCGAACATATGAAGCAAGTGCTGCTTGTAATTGCTTATTCATTATATCTCCTTATAATGTAAATTTCTTGCCATCCACATAACAAGTATAATCTGGCGAAATTTCAATAATTTGAATGTGTGGATAAACACCATTTTCAATATGTGCTATTGCAAATGCTTTTTGCCAGTTATGAACATTGGTATATCCCATACCAGTGCTTTTTTCATCACTCATATGACCTAGTTCATACCCTCTCAGTATCTCACCTTTACCGTTATTTCTCAACTCATATGTTTGAAAAAATGTGCCAGCACGGTGAGAATGTCCTCGGATCAAGGATATTCCCCAGTTTTCTACATCCTTACGGACTGATTCACCTGCGTTTTGAGATAACCCAACGCCGTGATGAATATGTATATCGCCAAAGCGTAACTTTGGCAACTCGTTATAGTATATGTATTCATAACCTAACGAATCTAATCCCCATAAAGTTTCAGGGGTAACTACTGGAATATAATCTGGCAATTTTTTTTCTAGGTAATCAAAAATACGAATATCATGATTACCCAATGCACTAAATAATTGCGCATCTTTTCCAGCTACTTGTCTAGTTTTTGCATAAAAATCAGCAGCTTGTTTAGCCTCATGCTGAATTAATGGAACAATTGCATCTCCATTTTCATCTTTATGCATTTTTAAAAATTCAGTAGGACGATTATCAGTATATTTGCTGTAGCAAGCCTGATCATCTGTATCTCCCGCATAATCAACTACATCTGGCTTAAACCATTTCATCACTTTAAACCATAATTCAATAGCCTTATCGTCTTGATAAGGAAACTGTTGATCAGACGAAATCATCCATTTAAGATCGTTTGTCAATTAATACCTTTCAGTTTGTATATATTATCTAATATATTATTTTATAAATCAAGTTTATTTTGAAGTTCTTGAGTATATTCTTCAATAGCATTTTGTTTTTCTTCTTGAGAATTTGAAATAAGAGTTAGCTCGGCTCTAAGTAATGCTATTGTTGTTTCATAATTGGCAGTCATTTCGCCAATGCGCTGCTGTAGAGCAGCAATTATTAATTCTGCTTTTTCCATTTTTTCTCTATTCTTATTGTAATGTTGCTAGTTCTTCGTTTAATGCAGATATTTTTGCAACATGATCAGAAATCCTTAAATTAATACTTGCAATTACTTCTGAGTCAGGGTTGGATATAGCTTGAGCTTCTTTAAGCTCTAACTCAAATCCGTATAGGGAATAATTAATTGATTTAATATGTTGATCAATTATTGTGATCTTTTCTTCATTTGTTAATAGTGCCGACATTTTTCCTCCTCATATATTATATCATTTATTTAAAATCAAGCAAATACCTTTTTATTATGAACAACAAGGCTTCCTGCTAACAGCAAATCATGGGGGGATGCATCAAATTCAAAAACCTCTCTTTGACCATCTATAATATCTATAGATGTAACTTCTATGTTCTTAAAGCTTTTATCATTTTGCTCCTCTAAAAGAATGTCACCAATTTCTAGCTGGCCAGTTGAGCCAAAAAACCAAACTCCCGACCTATTCATTAAAACTGTTTGCTCAAGGGAAAATCTTTTATTTTGATCTTTATTTAAGATTAAAGTAACATCTTTTGTGTGGGTTAATATATTTTTAATTTCAGTTTTTTCATATTTAATATTTTTTAATTCTTTTGATGACCATGTGTAAGGATCTATTTTTGTTTCATCTTCCAAATTATCCATTGAAATAGAAACTGCAATATCTCCAATTTTTACTTCTTTAGCTTTTGTCCAAATTATTTCATTATTTTTAATCAAGGCGATAGGAGTATCCTGATCAATGCAGAAAAAGCTTGGTGGGAAGAACGGCGGAAAGAAAGGTGGGCTAAAGAAGCCTGGTGGGAAAAATGGTGGAGTAAAAAAGCTTGGAGGAAAGAACGGTGGAAAGAACGGTGGGAAGAAAGGTGGACTAAATACTGATGGAGAGCTAACCCCTACGCTATTTGATCCTGCAACAGTGGAGCCAGCTGAATTCGTAGCAGTTACTTCGCAATACAATGTATACAAAAATCCAGTGATGCTTGACAAGGATGTTGGCGGAGTATAAGTACTTGTAGTCACTCCTGTTGAAGTCCAACCACTGGATTTTAAATAATACCAATTGTATGTATACGTTGGAGTTGGAGTTCCATTCCATGTTCCAGTGCTACAAGTAAATTGTGTAGAACCTAAAGTTCCGCTTGTTGGAGTAATAGCTGGATATGTAACAATAGATGGTTTTACAGCTGGAGGAGTATATGTAAGATAAAAAGGACCACCTGTTGCTGAAACAGAAGTTCCAGAAGCTGTCAAAGAACTGCTACCCGAAACAGATCCTCCTTTTGATACTCCCGTTCCGTTTGCATTAGAGTAGGCTGTAACGCTTGCAGTTACGCTTTGATCAGTTGTATAAGTCCAACTGTTGCCAGTAATTGGTCCAGACCATGCACCATATATACCTTTACCTGGTATAGTGTAATTAACCATATAACTTTGTGCATTTGCAGATGGGGTCCATGAAACAGTAACTGAATATGTAGATGTATTATTATTATAAGCGTAAACTGTTGCAGATTCATTACCACTACTACTATAAGTCCAAACATCGCTTGTTGATAAACCAGTATTATACAAATAAGAATTGTACACACCACTTACTTGGTCTGCATATGAACTCACAACTCCGTCTGCTGGTCTCCAAGTTACAGTCATAACATTGTTTGAGGATCCAGTAATGTTAATACCAGCTCCTATGCTCCAATAAGGAGTAGGTGTACTATTTGATAATGAGTATGTAAAATCTCCCAATGTAATCTGTTGAACCGTTACGCTGTGAGAATTAGATTCATAACCTTTAAAATATAACCCAAGAGCACTTACATATTTTGTTCCGTACAATGTAACTACAACATCTCCCGCTCCTGGAGAAAATGTTTTGTCTGTTCCTATTGCTGTCCTAGCTATTGCATACGTGTTACCTGCGTAAGTATATGACCCTTCATAATATCCAGCTCCTCCTGAAGCAACTCCAGATATCGTAAATGTTCCATTATTATTGTTTGTCAAACTAAATGTAGGGGCAGATGGAACAATTGTAAAACCATCAGTAAAAAGATATCCACTACCATTTGTGGGGTAATTAGAGTTAGAATAAGTAACTTTGCAGTATGTATTTTCTCCAACGTAAGATGTTCCAACTGCTTGTGAAGCAGAAGATCCCCAAGCACCTACATTTTGTTGTCCTCCACTAGTTCTATACCATTGGTATGTAAAAGTAGTTCCTGTGGGCCAACCAGTTGGCGAAACTGTTAAAGTTGCTCCAGCTGAGACATCTCTTGTGCCAGTGTCTGAATACGTACCAGAAGATCCTCCCGAAACTGGAACAGTTCCAAGTGTGAAAGGTGCTAAAATTGGCCCAAGTGACGTTTGTGCAAAAGCATAATTTAAAGATTCACTTCCATTGGTTGCCAGCACGTAGAAAGATAAAGTATCTGTTATTTGATTATTAAATGTATAGTCAAAATATGTGTCAGAAGTAAAAGTAGTCACTCCTGGATTTGTAAATACATTAGTTCCTGATATATTATTTTTGTCTAATATATATCTATATTGCAATGTTGTCCCTGATGCTGGGTTATTCCAAGTTCCTGGATAAAATCTGTACGTTGCTCCAACTGTATTTGCAGTTCCAGATATTAATTCATAATATGGTTTTACACTGTTTGTTGGTGGAGGTACTCCAATTTTTCCATTTGTTGAAACACGATAATCCACTGGGTTGTTAAAATATTTTGTATATGAATTTTCAACATGTGTTCTACAAATTAAATAATAACCTGAATCAGCAGAAGTAACATTATAACTTAATGCTCCTTGTATACTTGTAGTATTATTTGTTGAAGAATCTGTAAAATATTTAATAGCAACTGGATTTCCAACATCACTATCTGTATTAACCCCAGGTAGTGTATATCCATCTGAAGATCTGTACCAAGCTATATATGAATCTGATTGATCTGGGCTGTTATACCAATAATTTTTATAATTATAAACCATTGATATTGTATTGTCAACAGATTGAGTACCAGAAATTGATGGAAATGAATTTGCATATACATCTTGCTTGATCATATATACAGGTCCAGCTTCGAATTCTACTGCGTCAAATGGGTCTGAACCATTCCAAACTTTTAAGTTATACCAAATATAACAATTTTCGGCAACTTCCATATTTGATTTTGTATTTAATATATCATCATCCTCTAGAGTGCCAAGCACGTCATTTATAGTTGGATATGCGTATTTGTAGTGTCTATTTGTTATAGAAGTATAGTTTGTATATGAACCGTCATGTCCATATAAATAATATGCAGAAAGAAGAGATTGAGTATCAGTTCCATCAGATGCTGGACCACCTATAAAGGCATAAGAGTCAGTTAATTTAGTTCCAGTATATGAATTATATCTTATTGATATTGGATCTGTTTCACTAGATACAGGAAGATTCCCGCCTGAAAATATTAATTTCCAAGTTCCAGTTGTGTATACCTTTAACCATATTTTTCTTGCACGTTCCCAAATAGTACCTGGATCTTTTTTAACCCAAACTCTTTTTATTTCTCCCCAATTAGAGTTGGTATATTGTTTTCCCCATATTTTTGGAGCATTTGCCATTTTTAAGACCAACTAACCCATATATCGCCAACATGGCCAGTACCAGCTGAAGGGGCTGTGCTTCTACTTCCATAATAAATTGCAAAACCTCTGTAAAGTTGTTTATCATAAGGATCCATAACAATAGTTCTTTGTCTAGCACCTGCACCCATACCATAACTACTATTATTATAGTTTTTTTGAGTTAACGTATAAATTCCACCACCACCATATTTGCTATAATCTCCTAATTTAGGTAGTCCAAATATCTGTGTTCCACTTGAGTTCATTCTAATTCTTCCGCTATAACTCATATTATAAACTGCTAACGAGTTCACTTCATCTCCATCGTTTGTATCTTCTTGTCCACTCATTGTACCAGCTTGTATTATAATATCCCCAACCTGACCAGTTCCTGCGCCAGTGGCCGAAACATAAAATTGACTTGAATTCCAAACATTTACGCCGTAATTACCAATATCTACTTGATTTGCAGTTATTGTTCCAGATATTTCTGCATTGGTAGCAACAAGTTTTCCTGCATGTGTCACATAAAAACTTGGGTTACTTAAATTACCAATTACCAAAGCCTTATTTGAAGTATCAACATCTCCATTTAATTGAACTCCGTAAGCATTATTTGTTGAATAAATACTTATTTGATGATTAGCTGAATTTAAAGTTACATAATCAGATTTCATAACACCATCTTCAATTAGCCATCCCGAACTTGTTGTTGATCCAAACAAAGCTTTTTTACTCCAAAGACTAACTCCCGCAATGCCAGATACATCAGGGGCACTTGAATATATTTTTGTTGTTACTGCAGAAGCGGATCTTGCGCTTAACCCAGTTGAATCTATCTGTACATTTGGTCCAGAATTTGGTCCACCAGATCCTGCTATTATGTAGCCATTTCTAACATTTACATTTGAATCAAAATAAGACTGTTGATCTACTGTAAGGCTTCCCGTAATAGTTGCAGATGTTGCTGTTAAATCTCCATTTTGATTAACTGTAAATTTAGATCCTCCAGCACGAATTAAATCACCGCCAGTACCGTCTCCAATTATACTAATGCTTCTTGAAACAACAGCCCCGCCAGGAGTTACTGAAAATTTAGCAAGTCCATCTGAATTATTTGATGTACCTGAACCAGCCCAGAATGCATAAGTTCCACTTGCAGACATTCCAGTATATGTTTTATTTGGTCCAGAGGCGTACAGATCATTTTGTATGCCTGCTGGGTTTATTGTCCAGTCACCAATCACTGCTCTTTTTGTAATAAAAGTTGGAGCATTTGTTGTTGCACTATTTATTATTTCTGTTGTCCAATTACCGCTTGCATCATATGCAAATAAACCATCTTTATTAAAAAATACTTGTGGATAAACAGTGCTGCCACCAGCACCTGAAAAAATACTTCCATCTGTTTGTATTTTAATAGGGTTAGCAATTAAAGAATTTCTACCAATATCTACTGGACTTACTAAAACACCACTTGTTTGTCCAGATTTTTCCATGCTGTAATGAGAATAATTATCATATTGGTCATAATATCTCACAATCACGTATCTATTGTTTGTGTCTGGCGTTATAACAACAGCTGGGCTTAGTCCAGAATATACCATATTAGAATCATCTGTTGGAACTGTTGTCCACGCAGTGGATTTTTCATATACTTCTAGTCTTGTTGCTCCAGAAGGTAAATCAAATTCAACAACATATCCGTTTGATATTGCATTAACTCTAAATACGCCTGTTGGTGAATTAACATTTGGAGTACCTAATGTCGGATATATAGATGATATTGAACTTGATCTTGTAATTGGTCCAGATGTTATAACTGCCCCAGTTGTTTCAACGCCTTGTGCAGAAACAGATGTTATATATGCTTTAAAAGTACTGTAATATGTCCCAAATTGACCATACAAATCTAAAGATGGTATTGTAAAAAATGTTTCAGAACCATTTATAATGTGATAATAATATGCATACAGTGATGTTGATTCAACACCATTTATATAAGGCACTAATTTTACTTTTACCGTATTCCCTGAATTTGAAGAAGGTTGTGTAAAATTTACTCTAACGTCGTTGCCAACCCACTGTATGCTTGCAGAACTAAATTGTCCTGGAGGGTTTGTATTTGTTTGCTGAAAAGGCAAAGGTGTTATATCTTGAATATCTGAATATGTAGATCCTCTTCCAGATTTAGATAAATATTTTACTCTTACCCACCTATGTGCTTCATCTGGAGTATATATAACTACCACGCTATTTGTAGTTAAAGCTGTGGCTTGAACCCATCCATTTGTCATAGTAGTTGGTTGAGGGATTTGAGCTTTTACTGTTATTGGACTTATGTATTCTTCTACAATTATTCCATAATAAGTTCCTTTGGAAATTGCAGAAGATAAATTTGATATATTTACAACATAATAGTCAACTCCTGCAGATAATGTAAATTCTGGTGTGGGTAAACTTGGTACATAAGACCCAGCATTTAAATCTGCATATACATAATCTCCTGTTTGAAGTATATCTGCTGTTGCAACTCCTACTTGTGAAATAGTTTCTGGATCTTGTATTCCTGAACCTGACCAATCTTCCCACGGAATAATTATTTCTTGAGAGATTGATGCCAAATCTAAAATATTTTGTGCGTCATATCCTACGCCAGAGCGTAATGGAAAAAGTTTATCCGCAGAGTTTTTTAACTTTACTTTAAAATAAGCAATATATTGATTAGCTTCATCATTTGGATCAAAATCAAAATTAAGAACAATACTATCATCGTCGCCCCACGCTGCTGTAAGATTTTCTACTTGTAATGGAGGAGTTCCAATTGATGGTAATCCTGGTGGATTACCACTTCCACCACCATCGCTTCCAGTGTGTGGGTTTTGATAACTAAATAGAGCTTGATTTTTTAAAGTAAGAAGAAGTCCTGCTAAATTTTTTCCTTCACCAATTGGAGTATATTCTGCATTTTGTCTTGCAATTTTGAAATTTGCAGTCAAAGATGTAAGTCTAGGGTCTAACAGCATGTCAATAGGGATCGTCTGCTTTTTAGCGTAAGACGAGCTGGAAAGATATTTTGAATTTAGATCTATTTTCATAAATCTCCTTTCAATTACTTAGGTCCTATGGCCATCCAGTTAAAATAAAATTTTGTATCGCTGGCAATCCAGTCTGTATTTTCTCCTACTGATCTAAAATAAAAAGTAAAGGAAGTTGGAGTTGTATTTCCAATCCAATAAGTTAGATTTGATTTTTTAGGGTCTGTAGTGCTATTAATATTTATATTTGCCGTTACTATTGGAGCAGATGAAAAAGGAGTTCCTACAAAAGTTACTGGAACTGTATAATAAGTCATTTTTGTACTCACATTATGATATGAAGACGAATCGGCAGTAATTTCAGTTTTTCCATACATAATCTGTTGCGAAGAAATATCAAACTGATAAGATGTTGTCCCATTTAGGGTTGTTGCGGTTGAACCAGTGAATGTTGACCCAAAATTACTTGTTAACGCAGTAATATTATCGCTATGCTGATTTACCACATTTATTATTTGATGGATAGTTGATAAATCTATAATTTTTGGATCTGATATTTTTATGTATGCCATTTTTTCTCCTTTTGGTATTTAATTATACCATTTTATATATTAATACCCTTATTTAATTGATTTAAGATTAATTTAGTAGTAAACCCTTCATTAAAGCTATTTTGAACTGAATGAACCAAATATTTTTGTTGGTTAATACCAGCCAGAGGATATGTAAATTTTACAATGTCTCCCACTTCAATAATTGGATTGCCAAATATTGTTATAGAAACATCTTTTGAAAAATTATCAAGTGAATGCTCTACTAATTTAAGCAATTTTAATGCAGACGATTTTGATTGAATAAAAGGAGTATCTATTTGCATAGTTTCTAACAGATTGCCAGCGTCCGTTATATGCTCGACAATCTCTGGGTCAGAAGGAACGATTATTTCATGAGTCCATAAATTAAAATTAACAACCGATTGAACAAGTTCATCAGAATCCTTTTTTAAATAAACCATGTGTGGAGAATTATTCGCCAAAGCAAACTTTGCTCTGAAGCCCGTATTTAATGGAGTTGAATATGATACTGAATATTCATCAACAAGTTGATGCTGGATAAATTGTTGTTCCAATAAAGTATTCCCAGGAAAATATAGAAGTGAATACTCGGCTGGTAATACGTCTACCGACACTGCTGCGCCATTTGTATATTGAACATCATAAGTATTTATACCAATTGCAGTTGGTTGAGTTTGCATAATATATTCTTTATAATCAGAAAATAATCTTTCTCCCTGTATCATTCCATTTAAAAATTCACGATCTTGAAAATAATAATTTACGCTTCTTTCTTTTAAAACTTTTTGTGTTGCATAAATTTCTCTAATGTATACAAAACTGCTTCCTGAAGAATAATTGCTAGTCGGATAAGTTATATCTGGGTCTGTTGGATAAATAATAATAGGTGCAGAGTCTGCAACGGCTCCAAATTTTAATCCTGGAGATGTTGACCAATTTAATCTTACTTTTTTTCTCAACCCAGTTAGTGTGTTTAAATCTGTAGTTGTCCATTGGTTATCTATATATTGTTGCCAATTTGTAATTTCAAAATTATTTAAAAATACACCCATTACGTATCCAGAAGGATAAGCTGATGATCCTTCTCCATCTACCGAATTTGTATAAGGAATTGCTGTAAATCTCAAATGAAAAGTTTCTGCAGGATGAGTATATAAAATATAAGCATCTGATCCATCTGCCTTTGATGCCGAATTATTTTTATAATATAATTTTTGAAAATTATTTACAATGCCTTGAGCAACTGAAGTTACATCTGCATATGCTGTTGGGGCATAACCCTCTTGAGATAGCACTAAAATATATTTAAAATTAGGAATTGAATTGGTAGAAACATTATATCTTACAAGTTCAAGGAAAGTTGCACCATTGGGATTGCTTGTATTTAATCCCATAAATAAACCTGCAGAAGCTAAATTAGCAGATGTATCAAAATTAAATTTTACTGAAAATGTATTATAAGATTCATCTACATTAGATGTTGGATATACAACATTTCTTCCAGTACTATAAGGATTAATTGTTATTGACTTGTTTGAAGAATCAACAGAAAACCCAGTCGAAGTATTTGAAAATCCAGAATTAACTATACCTGAAGATAAATTTTTTGATGTTAATGTTGATATTACATTGTGTGCAGATACATTTGTTCCAAACATTCCTCTTTGCACATTTGTTATTTTGCCAGTTGGAGCAATAACTACGTCATAATCAAATCCTTTTGTGACTTCCCCTCCTGAAACAAATGGTTTATTAATATCAGAGCGTACTGTAAAAGTATGTCCAGATGTACTTACGACTTGTGCAGACACATTAAGTTGATCTGGATTCATTCCAGAAACTGAAATATAATCTCCTTTATTTACAGAAGTTAAATGTCCACTAGAAGATATAGTGTAGGTGTTGTATCCTAGCCCTCCAGATGTACTATGTGTTACATTTGTTATAGCTCCATAATTTTGTACCAACCCAATTTTATTTTCTTGTATAAATCTATTTACTGCTTCTGCAAGCTCCAGGTGATTTTTAACTGATACAGTTACAGTTGCAGAACTATTTGTGTTAGATATGGTATATTCTTTATAGGCAAAAGACATTATTTCATCTTCTACGGCAACATACCCATTATTATTCAAATCAAAAGTATGGAATATGTCTAACAGATCTGATGCATTTAAATTAAAATAATTTTGTGTATTATTCATACTTGACGAAAGAAAATTAAGACCGACTGCATCTGTAGTTTGTTGTTCCCACACGACATCATTACTTGTTGTGTATACATAACCAGGTCCGTTTTTAATATCTATATTTGAAACGTTTTGCAGTGATAACGATTGTTTGATTCTTGGAGTTGTATACCTTAAAGAAATTTTTCCTGGTTTTGTTTTGTTTGTAATTGAATATCCACCTTGAACAACATCATCATCTCCAAGAATAAAATCTTCAGATGTATTTGTTTTTTGCATTATAGAAGAAAGACTTAAAAATTTCATAACTCCATAATTATCTATATATGCTGCTATCTGATATGGCAAAAATATTTGGTTTAAAGCTTCCATCAAAGTTGTATCTTTAGAATTGCAGAAATAATAATTCATATTAATTGGAGTGTTGTTGTCTTTGCACACAGAATATAAAGAATCAATATCATAATCTGTAAAGCCTGCTAAATCCAAAACATTTGCTATTACTTCAAAAGCATCTCTATAGGTTGAAACATAATCGGACGATGGGGTAGTTTGCAAATATCTAGTTATGTCAAAACACTGTATATCTATTGTATTTATATCTTGCTGCTGCCAAATATCTGAATACCAAACTCCTCCTGGGATTATCTTATTGACAGAAATATTTGCATTTGTAGAATACGAAACATAATCTTTTAATAAATAATTAATGTAAAACTTAACATTTTTTCTTAATAGCCCTTTTAATTTTGTATTTGAATAATTACTCACATTAGAAAAAACTGGGATTGGGCTATTAATATCTCCCAGAGGGATGCCACTAAAAACAATACTTGCATCATCTGTAACAACAGATGATATTGGCATATAAGTTTCTTTTCCGTCTAGCGACTTGTTTGAACTTACACTAATCACATAATCTGTCAAATCTAATTCTAGTCTTGGAGAAATTTCAACTACGTGCATTCTATTTTTATCAGAAGACACATATGAGTTTGAAGTATTAAAATATGTGCTTGGAGTTGGTGTGCCAACTAGCTGTACTGTAATTTTTTTTACATCAATGTAATTTGTAATTGCTCCATTACTATCAATTGTTGGCATAGTTGACCATTTTGTTGTATTAAGAGTTCCAGAATTAAGGTAAAGAATTAATGTCCCCGTATTGTCTGGAGTTACTGATCCTGAATTTATTACTGAATTATCTGAAAGCGTTAATGAAACATTCACAGTTGGTATTGAAAGATATGTATTAAATTTTATAACTACCTTATTTGTTAAAACTGTATCTGCATATATCCCAGAAATTGAAGTGCTAGAATTGGTATCAGAGATAAAATATTTATAATTAGATAAAGATGAAAATAAACTATGTTTATATACTGGAGCTGAAGTAGATGTCATAAAAAAACTTGGAGATGAAAATAACGGAGAAACTGGCATATAAAAGTTATTATTACCTTTTAATAAATTACTTGTATTTATTTTTCTATATTCCGAAGGAAAATTTATTAAAGAATTTCCGCTTGTAACATATGATTCTCCTGGCCTAAAACCAGTAAATACTGCTTCTGTGTTCCAGATAGCTCCTCTTTGATAATCAAAATATGTTGTTTCATAAACCTCTGGTTGCGTTAAATATAAATGTCCATATGAATCTGCAGAACTTAATTTATTTGGAGTAATATTAAATGTAAAAGAAGATATTGTGTCATTTGTGCCACCTATGACTGTTTCTACTTTAGTCCACCCAGCAGATATAACTTCTACGTTATTAGATCCAAATTGTCTTGAGCCTCCCGCTGCGTAGGTGTTAACTAAAATTGGACTTAAAGAATCTGTTGTAATATAAGTAATTATTTTATAAGCTTTCCCCGACAACCCAGTACAAGTATATGATATTGTATCCGAACCGTCCATATCATAAGAAAATGTATTAAAATTAGGATGCTTATTGCTTTCAGTTTCTTCTGTAAGAGTTGGTCCACCAGTTTTTGTAATTGTTTTTTTTGTACCATCTCCTGCAACTGTTACGTACGGCGAATTAAATATATTTTGATTCCATTCTGCAGAAATGCATGGAACCATGCTTATAGAATTTGAACTCAAAAAAATATCTTTATCAACGCCATTTACTGTTAACAAATTAAACCTCCGTAAATTGAATTGACATGTCAACATAATCTGATAATGTCAATCTTTTCTTTACAGTATATTTAAAATCAGTTATAAAAGCTTTAATAATGAGATGATTGGATGTTGATGGCACTACAATTTTTGATGAATTGTGAGAATTACCAGAATAAGAATCTTTAGCATAAGTTAATTTAACCCAAATTGGTTGGAAAACATATTGATCGTAAAAAGCTTTTAAAAACCCTGCTCCGTAGTTTCCGTCAACTGTAGGAGAAAATTGCGATACTGAAATTCCAGATTGAGTTGAAATACTTTGTGTTGCTGAGGGAACATCTTGCCAACTTATATCATAGACAGCTTTATTAGCTATGACCATTTTCCTCATAGTTCCATTTGCCATTCTTTGAGATTGTTCTATTCTTTGTGGGGTGTAAGATATTGGTTGTCTATTGTGATCTGTTAATTTATACCACGTGCTCTGATCAAGTGAAATTGATACTCCAGCATCTATTTGCATTATACCGCCACCTTGTTAGTTTTATTAATTTTAGCATTTACTGTTTTTAATTTTTGCATTACAACTTCTGCTACCGCATTTGGATCGCTAACTCCGCTAATATAAAAATTAATATTTTGATTATTAGAAGAAGACATTTGATTTGGTACTTCGTAATTTCTGTTATTCAATGAATACATAGTACCCAATCCGTATTTACTTACAGCTGCTGAACTCATAACAAATTCTCCATGAGAAAGCATTGCTGGGATAGAATCTGATGTCCAGGTTCCAGCTCCAGTAATTGAACCACCTGCAGCCTTGTTTGCAACTGGAACTATTGACCAGCGTCCAGTTAACGGGTCTTGTGCTCCCACTTTCCATTTTTTACCTTGCCAAGTTATATATTGACCAGCGTAAGTACCTTGATTCCATCTATCTCTTCCAGTAGCTTTTGCGCCAGCTTTTTCTAAATCTGCCGTTGTAACAGAATCAAAAACATGTGCAGCAGCCCCCTGCCCTAAATATTCCTCTGTTTTCTTTTTGTTTTCTGCAGAAATTATTAAAGGTTTTACTACAACTGGATCATCTATTGTTCCCTTTGCTTGGATACCTGCTGGTTTATTCAATTCTTTTTTCAACGAAAGCAAATCTTTAATTTGGCCTTGCAATACTTTTATTTGTGCTGCATTTGAAGCGGTTGCCTCCGCTGCAGTTTGTATGTCTTTCAATGCTTGTAATTGAGCATTTAATTCATTTATTAATTCACTTTGAGCATCAACCTGTCCTTGTTTTTCATCTATTGCTTGTTGAGCTCTAAATGCCGATGTTTGTTGGTTTTGAACGTTTTTTAATTGAGCTGCTTGTATATAATTACCAGTAATTTCTGCATGTTTAATTTGTTGAACAATGTCTGACTGCTTGTTATAATATTCATTTATTTTATTAACAGTTTCTGCTTGATGTTGCATTGCTTTTAATTGAGCATCTAATTCTTTTTTAATTAATTCTTGTTTTTTTATTTCTTTTGTTAAAGCGTCTTGTTTTTTCTGGTTAGAAACTCCTGCAGCATTTACTGGATTCTGTAAAGATGTTATTTGATCTTTTAATGTTTTTATTTGTTTATCAAGGAAATCATTCATAAAATCTTTATCCATTAAAGATTTTGCTCCATTTTGAGTTAAAAATGTTTGTGGATCTATCCCAGATGCAGCTAGGGTTGCTAGTCTAGACATTGCAATAATTGCTAAATTTGTTTTTCCAAAAACTTTATCTATTGACGTGGACAAAGTTATTAGATTCTGGTCTCCTGCTGCTTTAATAGCATTCTTAAAAGCATTCCACTGCGTTTTACCATTAACTGCACTTGAATTAAGTGCGTCTAACGTAGTTGTTAATTGTTTTCCCTTTATGGCCCCAGACCCAATATTCTGCACCATTCTCATTAAAGTGTCTCCATAAACTTTTCCGTATATAGACATTTTATTATAACTGGTTGCAGTTTTATCTTGTTCTGTAACTTGATCTTGTATTTTTGCTATAAACTTTTCTGGATCTTTTTCTATTTTTGCATAAGTTTCTATAACACCAGCTTCAAATTTTTTCCTTGCTACATCTGCTCTTCCAAATGCCCATTTCAATCCACTAAATATTGCAGCCCCAGCTGCAATTTCCAAAAGGAAAGGTTGTAAACCTGGGATAAAGGCTGCCATTCCAACAATGCTTGCAGTAGTTCCAATTCCAGATTTAAGTCCAGATAAATCTGTTCCTCCACCTGTTTTTTCTGGAAGCATAGACATTATTGATGGAACCATCATTGCTGCCATTCCTGTTCCATATCCACCTTTAAAATTACCAAGTCTTTGTCCAGCTCTTCCAATTATTCCAGGGCCTTTGGACATTCTTGAAGCAATTCCGTACTTACTTGCAAACCTGCTTGATCTACTTTCTTGCTCTGTTTCTTTTTCAATAGTATCAACAAATGTGTGTGTGTACATGTGCCCATCATCTGCACCATCAATCCCTGCTTGCTCTATTGGACTATTTCTTCTTTTTGAACGAGATACCATATAAGGATCATTTTTTTCACGTGTTGCAGCTGCAGCTGCAATTCTTGCTTCATCATAAATAAATTGATCTTGTACTGCTTTTGCTGCAATAGCTCTTTCCTCTGCAATAGCTCTAGTATAATTATTTTTCATTTGATATTGAATATCTTTTACTCTTGTGGTTCCTCTAGACTTGCTATTAGCAACTTCCCCAACTCTTGTATCAGTACCTGCTGCATAAACAACTGTTCCTCTTTGTTCAAGAGTTCCGTTGGCAAGCCCAGTCATAATATAATCTTTTCCAGGATTGACTCTAACCTGTCCTATTTGTAACGCAGCTTGTTCCAATGCTTCTGCTACATTTCTTGTTGCCCCTCTGGTGTTTTTCCATTCAG